TAGCTACTCCAGGTCAAGAATATACTACTCAAACAACTAAGTTTGTAAATTTCAATGTTCCCTATTCTCGTAGAAAGATTATTTACGACCAAGATAATAGTGCGAATGAACCAGTTAATTATCCCTACTTTATGATTGTAGGATATACAAAATTAGATGGCACTGCCGCTGATGCTCCAGCAGCTTCATATTTAACATTCCAATATACTTCTACTGCCAAGTATGAAGATGCCTAAAAATATATATATTTAGGAAAAAACCATTTAGAGATAATATATTAGATATATTATCCCTTAGGGGAAAAGTCTGGGCGTAGTATTACCCCAGACTTTTGTGTAATTACTTTTGTGTAATTTAGGAAAAGTTCGTTTGTTTTAAAAAAAAATAATATTTGTGTAATATATAAAATGACAGACAAGCGTAGCCGCGATTGGTGTTTTACACTAAACAATTACACGGACGAAGAGTATAATGCTATTTATGCTCTCGATCCATCTCAATATAAATATATCGTCGTAGCTAAAGAAGTTGGCGATAGTGGAACACCCCATTTACAGGGTTACATTTATTTCGTGAATGCGAAATCTATGTCAGCCACCAAAAAAATAATTTCAAATAGGGCCCATTTGGAAGTATCAAAAGGAACACCAGAACAAGCTTCGGTGTATTGTAAGAAAGACAACGATTATTATGAAAATGGTGAATTACCAGTAACACAAGGTAAGCGAACCGATTTAGATGAAATACGAGATATACTAAAAAAGACAAATAAGATGAGTGATGTAGTTATGGTTGCGAAATCTTATCAGTCTGTAAAGATGGCAGAACAAATATTAAAATATCACGAAAAACCGAGAACCGAAAAACCATTTGTTGAATGGTATTACGGAACTACTGGAACAGGAAAATCAAAAACCGCTTATGAAATATTAGGTGATGATTGTTATACTTGTTTATCAACAGGTAGATGGTTTGACGGATATGACGGACACGATAATGTCCTTATTGATGATATGAGAAAAGACTTTATGAAGTTTCACGAATTATTAAGGCTATTAGACCGCTACGCTATGCGTGTAGAGTGTAAGGGCGGAACAAGACAATTTATTGCTAAGCATATTATCATCACAAGTTGTTTTCATCCCAAAGAAATGTTTGATACTCGAGAAGATATTCAACAATTATTAAGAAGGATAGATAATATAAAACAATTTGAAGATTTAGGAAAAGAGATAGTTAATGACAATTCGGATTTGTAAGTTGTGCGGATTGTTATGGAAAGGCGAGTTCACCAGAACTTGCCTTGCCTCGACTTTTCATTACAATCAAACAACTTTCCTGTGCGGATGTTTTTGGTTAAGGTTGAGGATCCAATTAGTTTATTTAGGAAAAATATTATCTTTAGATATATTATAATGCCTCGAAATTTTCGTAAAGGTGCTAAAAAAACTCGCCGTGGTCCTTCTAAGAAGAACTTTATTAAGAAAGCGGTTTCCAAAGCTAAGAACCAATTGTTTGCTAAAAGGGTTCGTAAAGTTATTGCTGCTGATGTTGAGACTAAATGTTCGGTCTTCTCATCCTCTGTAACAGCATATAATCAACAGATAAATTCTACTGGTGATTGTTTGAGACTTATGCCTCAAATCTCCAATGGAACCGCAGAAAACCAAAAAATAGGTAATGTTATAAAACTCCAGTCTTTAAATGTTAGAGGTGTATTGACTTTTACTTTAGGTCAAACAACGGCTGCTAATACTCGTATTGGTGTCCGTCTTATGGTATTAAGAGCTAAAAAATATGGCGATTGGAATGCTGCCGCTATTGACTTTGCTACAAATTATACCAAACTATTGGAAGGAGTTACGACTGGCTTCCAAGGTGAAGTATCACAATTTAACACACCTCCTAACCCTGATTACTTTAGTGTTGTTATGGATAAGAGAATGTATATGTCTCAATCCACCCAACAAGCAGGTATAGCTACTCCAGGTCAAGAATATACTACTCAAACAACTAAGTTTGTAAATTTCAATGTTCCCTATTCTCGTAGAAAGATTATTTACGACCAAGATAATAGTGCGAATGAACCAGTTAATTA